AGAAGAAGCCTAAAAGACATTAGTGCAGGTATTCAACCCAAGTCAGTCCTTGACTTGGGTTTTTTTATAATATGGCAACGTAGTTTGGCGGTGGACTAATTGGCGTAGACCCAGCGCTAGTGACGCTGGATGATGATGCATCAACAGGTGCGTTAGTAACACTGTTGACCACAATTGGGGCGGCCGCCCCTCCTGCTTTATTGAGTGAAGCCTCATTGATTTTTTTGACAACTTCATCCATTTTCTCTATTGCTCTAATATCATGAACGAAAATAGAGCCTTCCTTTGTAGCATGTTTGGTCAATTCTACCACGGCTGCATCAGCACCGTTAGGCTTCGGTTTCTGTTTATACTCCTGCTGTCTCCCAGCTAGATCTAGTTCTTCTATTTCTTTTGTTATTCCTTGGAGTCTCGGCTGATTTGATTTCTTTAGGGCTTCCAATGCGGCCGCGAGATCCGCCTGTCGATCCAGCTGGCCTTGGTCCAACTTTCCCCCTTTTTCTCTCCTTTTCTCTATAAATTTACTAACACTAAAAAGCTGCTTCTCAAGCTTTTCCTGCTCCGCGAGAAGTTCTTCTCTCTCTTTCCTTAACGCGACCGCGCGCTTGGCCATAAGGGCAAAAGCTCTCACATCGAATCTTATTGGCTTTGGCTCATCGAAGTCTCTTGCATCACCCAACGCAGCGTCTTCCATAGACCCGCTCGACTCTTTTTTGGCGAGGTCGTTCGACTCCTTTTCGTCAAGTTTAAATAATTGCGCTTGAATTCTTTGAGCTTCTGGTGAGTTTTTATCCGCCTGAAGCTTCAGTCGCCTCTCTAACACCTCTCGTTTTGTTTGTGTTTGTTTTTTTTCTGCGTCTCCGAAAAAATCTGAAATTGTATCATAAAGAAGTAGCAATCCTCTAATTGGCATGGTGATAGCCTCAAATACTGCCTTAGTAGCTGCTAAAACTCCACCAATTATTATTAAAGCATCATTTATTTTGCGGCCTGCTTTTTCAAGGTCTTCCATTTTTACCTCGCTAACCCATCCACCAAACCTCTTCAAAGGATTGAGAATGAAATTATTAAAGGCAAATTTAATTTTTTTAATTTCATCATCATATTCACCTTCAAACAAATCTCTAAAGAAATTTTTAACAGTATTGTATAAGCATCCCAAAGGTATAAAAATATAATCGTTAAAACCTTTTTTAATTTTTTTAATTTCATCATCATATTTACCTTCAAACAAATTTCTAAAGAAAGTTACAAGTTTACCATAAAATCTTCCCAAAGGTCTAAAAATATAATCATTTAAACCAGTTGTAATTTTTTTAATTTGATCGTCATAACAACCATCCTTCAAATCTTTAAGGAAACCTGCAACACTACCGTATAATCTTCTTAAAGGTATAAAAATATTTTTGTTAAGATTACTGGCTAAACGTTTTAAACCTTCTATCGTAAGTAAAGGAAGTATTTCTTCTTTGACGAACCTTGATGTTTTATCAATTATGCTTTCGCCTTCTATAAGCCAACAGTAAAGTTTCTGAAATCCGTCCTTGAGTCCCTTCCAACCTTTAGCTTCTAAGAATCCTTGAATTGCTGGAATTGCTAATGCTATCGTACCAAATAGAAGTGCTTTCTTAAGTGCTCCCCAAAGACTACTATCACCAGTATCTTTTATTTCATCAAGTTTCTTTTTCTGACCAGTGACATTCTCTGCTATTATTGTCAAAAGGTCAACTTTTTTAACTTCTCTTCCTTCTTCTTGTGAATCTTTTCTATCACGTACTGCCGGACTTTCCTGCTCAGGCGCCTGATCAGCCAACTGCTTTCTTAGTGCAGTTCCCTCTCCTCTAACAGCATCAACCACTGCTTCAAAACTAGACATCGTTCTACTTCTTACTCATGTATGCTGTCATGCCCATGTAGGCACCCACTACGCCAGCCATGCCGATATAGAATAAACCAAAAAGATCAGCAAGGGCTTGGATTCTTGAATCGGGGAAAATAGGTAGAAACACAAAGCCAGTGAAGACCAGCATAGAAATAAGAGATACCCACGCCATATGACGCTGAGCATCTGCCTTTTCTTCTTGCATTTCAAGTTCTTCAAGTTTTGCTACTGCTGTTAGTTCTTCATCACTCACGATACCATCTCCATCCACATCATACTTTGCATAATCACTTGTTGGTTCCAATGTTTTTGGACTCATTTTGATTATCCTCTTCTTCTTTGTTGTTCTTGTTTTATTCTGTCTTCTTCATCCTTTATCCATTCAACCAATAATCCCACATAAATGTCTCTTTCCCACGGCATCATATTTTCAATCTCAGTTAAACTATATTTATGATGTTGCATCAGTCCAAAATTAGTTTTAAAATAATTCACTAGGGTATTATGAGAAAGAGTTAGGTTAAAAAATCTCCCAGCCCTTCTAGAGAAACTTGAGAAACCACTCCAGTTTTAGGATTTTCTACATCCAATACATGTCTCAGCCTAGGCATGGTGGAAAAGAAGTTCTGTAACTTCTCAAACATTTCTTGTGTCAGACTATCTACGAACTCATTAAGTTCTTTCTTTGAGATGTCAACAATATTGTAAGTATCCTCTCCAAAATTAATAGCTTGAATACAAGATTTGATAATGAAAAATACTCTTTCTGTTTCACTTTCAATATTTGCTGATTTTAGAGTTGTGTCGATTGTTGGATATGTAAAGTCAATGGACAACGTGTCTGTTATATCTACATGAGTTGAGTGTTCTTCATCCACCAAAATCTGAATATCTTCTATGTCAATAGATTTCTCAACATAGGTTTCTCCATCATCTGGACACAATAGTCTAACATCAATCGTTTCTGAAACAGACTTCGATCTAATCTTGATGAATGCATACTCAATGTCAAACATTGGATCATTCTTTTTACCAAGACTACCAAATGTGCATGAATGCACTAAATCTAAAACCGCATTGTGTGTTGCAGTCTCTGTTTGTTCTTCCATCGCCAGAAGAAGAATCTTTTCTTCTCTCACAAGAAATGGTCTGAACTCTATCTCATCTCCTGTAGATGGTACTGTCATCATATATTTCGGCACTTCAAGTTTTGGTAAGGCCATAGTATTTTCTCCTATCAATTCAATTGTTATAATTTATGTAATCAATGAGTCCTAGATTTCGAAACCACCACCAGCAAGATTTCTAGATGACTGTGAAATATCTGGTTCGGGTTGGAGGTCATCAAATGGCGAAGCCGACCCATACCTAGATATGTCTGTGGTATATCTGAATCCAAACTCTATGCTGATTGTTGCATATTCAGTTGATGCGCCTGCGTCAAAGTCAACCTGACCAATGGTCACTGGATATGCTTCCCAACACTTAAGACCATATCCTGGCACATCTGTTCCAGTGTTGTCTGAACTATTAGTCATACTGTAGATTTCTATTGCACCCTTATACTCATCATAGTAGTTCAGGTTCCAAGTATTCTCATCATACGCTGCTCTCTGCCAGGCATCAAATGTTTGTTTCAGTTCAAATTTTTCATCAAGTAAGAAAGTAATTCCCACACTATTAGCAAAAGTTATACCTGAAACAATATTTCTATTTGGACCATATATGTTATTGTCTTCTACTGTTGAAAAATTAGTGCCTGGCATAAAAACAGTCTGTGCTCTGACCAAAAGGTCTGGTGCCTTCATTTTTCCACTAAAAGCTCTAAAAGGTCTATTCGCCGGCCCTAGAGGGAAAATTAAACGAACCACAAATTGATTGGTTTTAACAATACCGACGTTACGGATTGAGGTATGCAACTCAGCAATAGTATTTTTTTTGCCAGGTGTAGCGTCAAAGGTTCTTATTAAATTTTGATTAGCCATTAGACCATGCTCCTAGAGTCTGCCCATACTTCAGATGCAGAGACACTTTTCTTTGCATTCTTGAAGTTTTGTACAGGTAGTAGTGCTGCGACAACAAATTCATCTGGTTGAATAATACGAAATTCTGATTTTACAAAACCGTTTAGGTATTTTTTAATAGTAGGTTTCAAAAGACTAATCCTTTTTAATCCTTGATAGTTTACATCATTGGGAAAGTTAACTACCTTATCTAGCAATCTCATTCTCAATGGTATGGGTAAGTAATGAAAGTTGATTCCTAAAAATCCACCACCAATTCCACCTATTGGCATCACCAGTGGAAAGGTATCATAATAGGGCAAAGTCAATTTATTTTTAGGTCCATAGACAAACATATTCAATTTACCAAAAGATGGTGAACCACTTCTTCTACCATCTCTAAGCAAATCTAGACGACGGGGAGTTCCAAACTCTTTTATCTTATCCCTATACCATTGTGTTGAATATTCTTGACCCTCGGCCGCATCTAATACCTGACGAATATAATCTGATTGTGCCATAATAACTATTTATAACGAATACCTAAATCATCCTCTGTTAATATCTTGAACTCCATTCCTTTGTCCTCACACCAAGGCACAGCCGCCTTCCACTTTGCTTCATTGACGCCCCAAGTCTTGACCTCATTGAACCATCTCTGTGTTTTTCTTTTGGGCGTGGTAGTCGGTGGTTTACATTGTTTCTTTGGCTTGACTTCTATAATCATCTTCTTGACTTTTCCATCTGCTTGACGAACCTTGATGTAGAAGTCAGGAAAATAACGATGCACTCTATTATCCCAAGGTGATATATAGGGTATGATAATTTCTTCACTACCCCATTCAAGGATAGAGGCACTTCTGTCACAATACTTCATAAACTTCAGTTCCCACAAGGAACGGTATACAATGTTGTTGTGATTGCCTCTATATTTCTTGGGATTTCGTGGTGTGTATCGTCCTTTGTATGACATAACGTATAAATATATGTAGTAAACTTATTTAGGAAGTAGAAATGACCCAAAAAAGATTTGTAGCCCTCAAACCTCCTCTTAAACCAACATACGGTGTCGATGTGGTCGCCAACGACGCAGCCGCAGCAAAAGCACGGGAAGCTATACGAAACTCTTTTCTTGCATCTGAGGACGCACTTCAGAGGGCTCAGGGGTCTCCAACTCAAGAACAGCCAACTCGTTCAAGATTATCTAAAAGACTGTTACAGTTTCCACAGAACGTACCGAGTGGCAGATCCGTTCCTAGTCACTATATCATTTTTGACAGAATAAAACTTTCGCCAGGTACAGGAAGTGAGGGTGATAAAAGCATAACGTTGCAGAATAAAACGAAAACTTCTATTGCACAAATATCTCTTTATATGCCAGCCTCGGTTGATGTTGCATATAAAGCTGACTATGTACCAGATGCGGTTGGTGTAGGTACAGAATTAGGTTCAACTATTGCTGATAAAATCAGGGAAAAAGGTGTTGCCGGAGCAGGCAAGGCGTTGGCGGCCGCCAGCGGAAACCAGTCGGCACCACGCGTAGGTGATGATGGTGGTAATCCTATAGCCGACTTGTCAACTCGGGGTATATTGAAGCTGGCCAGTCTTCTTCCTGGAGGCGAAAGTGCTGATAAAGTCGCTGAGTTGAAAACCAATAAGGTGGTGACTGATAAAATGGAGCTCTTCTTTAAAGGTATAGGTAGAAGATCATTTCAATATCAGTTTACTTTTATACCAACTAGTAAAGAAGAGAGCAAAGTGGTTAATCGGATCATTAACGAATTTAAATCAGCAATGTTACCTGAGTATTCAGGATTTGACTTGACCGCCATCCCTGGAGTCGGAAATACAGAAGCAGTTAATAAGATAAGTAGTGCAATAAGTGATAGAACGTTGACTGTACCAGATCTGTTTGATATTAAATACATGTATCTGGATGAGAACTATAAAGCTAAACGAAATAAATATTTAAATAAAATAACAACCTGTTACCTTACAGATATGTCAGTAAAGTATGGTTCCGATAGGTATACTGCGTATAGGCCAGACGATATTGGTGCGCCACCACAAAATACGAGTGTGACTCTCAACTTCCAAGAAGTTGAAATTGTAACAAGAGAACGTGCAGCAAAAGGGTTTTAAAAATGTATTTCACATCATTCCCAAAGGTACAATACACTAATATCCTTGGTGGACAAAAGCAGACCGTTACGGATATTCTTAAAAGAATAGCCGCCAGACAAGCAGTCAAAAATAACGCAACATTTTTCACCAAATATAGAGTGAGAGGAAACGAGTCACCAGAGAATCTTGCGTTTGATCTCTATAACGATGCAGAGCTTCACTGGGTTATTCTACTAACCAATGACATTTATGATAGATATCATCAGTGGCCCATGAATAATAATCAGTTTCTTACGTTCGTGAATGATAAGTATACGGACGTTAATGCTGTGCATCATTATGAAATAACTCAAACCTCTGGAGACACTACAATCAAGATTGACATTGGGCAGGACAATACGGATCATCCGACTGCAACGTCTGTGACTAATTATGAATATGAAGACAATAGACAAGATGAGTTGAGGCAGATAAAACTCTTGAGAGGAAATTTTGTTGGTCAATTTGTTTCCGAGTACATTTCCTTACACAAAACTGGATTGCGTAATACATGACTACTGCTCGTAATGACCTAAAAAGTGCTGGTGATTTTACCGTAGATACTTGTAAACTTACGCTCTCAAGTGGTGTAGAATTAGACATTTCTGGTGTTTTACTAGAGGTGCAACTCTATGAAAGTATTGATACTCCATCTGTAACAGGAACAGTCTCTTTTGTCAATACAGATGGATTGTCTAACAGTGGTCCTATTATCGGTCAAGAGTATCTGAAACTCAAAATCAGAACACCAACATTTGAGAAAGAAGAAAACATAATTGATTTTACAGAGAACGTTCTTCACGTAACAAACGTAACCGTATCTCAAGTGGGTAATAAAGGCGAGCTCATATTGATGAATGTCATAACTTCTGAAGCTGTCAGAAATCAAGGTGCTGTAGTTTCTAGAAGTGTGAAAGGGACATATGATCAATTCGTTGAGACGTTGTTAAAAAGTGACCTGAAATGCACAAAAAAATTAGATATAGAGGCATCGGCAGGTCTGAGAAAATACGTTCTTCCTAACACTAATCCATTTGACCTTATTAAGATTTTTAGAAGAAAGGCTGTGTCTTTTGCCACCAACAGTCCTACATACGTGTTTTTCGAAAACTTTAGAGGATATCACTTTAAGACATTGGAAAAAATGTATGGACAAGATCCAGTGATGACTTACTTTGAGTCTAGTTTTGGTGCTGATATCGGAGAAAATCATCA